TCTCAATGGGAGAAGTGAAATGGACGTTGTGAGTCGCATCAACCGCTGGCTGGAGGACGAGGACGCGGCCGACGCAGACGAGACGCTGCATGATGCACGCGACGAGATCGTAGCCCTTCGGGCGTTGCTAAAGCGGCAGAGCGAGGCAGCGCATCAAGCGGTCACAATGATGGGCCGGTACGCCGAGCAAACCGGCTTTCTGCTTGGCGGATTGGAGATGACGGCGGCTGGACACACCACAGCCGACAAGGTCTTGAAGGCGCTCAAGGCGAAGTATCGGGACTGAGAACGCGGAAGATGATCGGCCCGCGAAGGAGGGGCCATGCTATGACGAACGACGAAGATCGCGGGTCCGATCCATCGACTGGTTCTGGCTCGGGGTTGCCAGCACACCTGATTCAGCCGGAGTGGACGGAACTAGCGCGAGCCGTGACGTTCTTTGGCGTGCCGCTAGATAGACTCAGCCGTGACGAGTTGATTGCCAACATTGGATACCTCCTTACTCAAGTTGAGGATGTGAAGCGGATGCACCGCGCAACGCTGGAAATCTTGAAGGAGAGGCACCCGGTTTCTTGGTAGCCAGAACCAGCGTTTATGCAGCAGCCTGCTGCGTAACACCCCTGTCGCCGCGAGCGACGTGACCCCAGAACGTGTCCCAAAAAAGACGAACCGGCGACACTTCCCAATATGAGTAGCCCGCTCATCGCCCTGACCGGAGTCATCTACCTCTACGTCTCGGTGGAGCAGTTCTGGCGCGGCAATCCCGGCATGGGGATCGCCTATCTGGGGTACGCCTTCGCCAACGTGGGCCTGTTTCTTATGGCCCGGTAGGGCGGACGCCGGGACATAAGTCATTCGGAGGACGAGAACATGCAGCCGCGACAGATGTACGAAGTCGCTGATGGTGGTCCGGAGATCATGCGCCAGACGGTGCCGGGCTACGGCTACATCCGCAAGTCCACGCCGACAGAACAGATGGTGGGTGGCATGGGTCGCGGTCAACTCCCGTCCGCCGACATGCTCATGGACGTTGGTGGCGATGCCTACACGCAGGGCCGGTCGCTTCTTCGCGGCCTTCTTGGTCGCCCGGACCCAGACGGACTCCAGAACCGACGCGACACGAGCGTTTGGGTTCAGTAGGCCCGTTGCGGGGAGCCGAAGGCCATAAATCCCTGTGAAGGGAGACTGGCGTGGGCATAGGCGACTGGATCAGCAACGCAGCGAAGTTTGCCAAGAAGGCACCCCCAGCCGTCCCGGCGGCGCGGATGGCGGAGTTGGCGAAGAAGGCCCGCGAGGCCGCACCTGCCCAGTCGGCATCTCTGGCCGACAAGTTTCCGCTGCTGGATGACGCTGCCGTTCCGCAAGCCATCGACATGGCGTCAGTCTCGTACCCAAAGAAGGGTCAGTTTCCATTCATTCCGGGCGTCAAGTGGACGCAAAGCGACGGCTATTTCGTTCCCGACAACCCGCAACTCGTGGCGGAAGCCATTGCCGGTGGGTTCATCGAACCGCCAATGGGCGTCAAGCCTGTAAGCGGAAACGCCGGGCCCGTAGGCAGCGTGCCCAAGCAAGCCGACAAAGGCCCGGAGGGCTACACGCTCGCGCCGCTCGATGATGACGACCCAGCAGACGTAAGCGATGGCGGATTTGAAAGTCAAGATTACGCCAGCCGGGTGGCCTCCGACTTGGGCGTGATTGACTGGGACGAGATTTTAGGTGGGTTTGTTGACCCTGACAGCGGCGACGCGCTGGTTGGAAAGAAGTTGAAAAAGAAGATGAAAGAGGCCAAAGAGATGGCCGGGACGCTTGGCATTTACTGGCCGGGCGATCCAAAGCCTGTTGACAGGAGGCCGGAAGAGAACATCCGCGACTACATCGCCCGCCTTCGCGAGATGGACAAGAACGAGGAGTACAAGCCTGCGGTCGCAAAGGCCGTGTCCGACCTTGAGGAGCGACTGGCTGGTCACGTCAGTAAAGGAAACATCCGGCCTCTAGAGCCCGGCTCCGAAGACGTGATCTCCGCCACCACGACTGCCGATAAGGTGGACGCCGCCAAGAGAGGCACTCGGAATCAGATTACTCGGGACTACATCGACTACCTCGCCTCCAGCGGCGTGGATCAGAGGACATTAGACGACATCGCGTCCGGTGCCCTGCCGATGGACCCGCAGTCACGGATGGCTCGTGCCGAGCAGCACGACCTCGATCCGAAGGCGATCTGGTTCCGCTGGGACAGGCCGCTGAAGACCGACATGAAGGGCTTTACCGGCGCGGCACTGGCACAGCCAGAACTGCGTCGATACAAGAGCGGCCAACTGGGGTTCATTGACCTCGCGCCCAGCAAGGAAGGGCTGGTCTACACGTCGCACAACCCGGGCTTCGCGAAGCGCGGCGTCCAGATGCCGTATGACGAAGTGATTTCCTACCCCCTGCTGGGCCCGAAGGAGGGCATCGCTGGCATCGACAACATGCCGCCCTCCGCCTACGACACATTTCGCAGCCGCATGCAATCGCTGCTGCTCAAGAAGTTCCCTGACAAGCATCTGTATCCTGAGAATCCCGGCATCCGTCGCGCTCACATGCGAAGCCATCATCTGGCAGAGCCGTTAGTGGAGCCGCAGTATGTTCAGGGGCCGCTGCGCGAGGCCACGCTCGACTCGCTGAGACGAATAGGGCCGAGTAGTCATGCGACGCACGAGGCGCAGGGAACTATTCCGCACTTTTCGACCGCAGAGGATCGCAAGGTCTACACTGAGCCGCTGATGGCATCGGGCGCGAAGGGCACCCTTGTCAGGGACGAGACGGGCTTTGCCACTGCGTTCACGCCCGCAGGGGCGAGGATGCTGCGGCGCGCCGACCTTGCCCCGCTCGACACTCGATTCAAGGGTGCGAGAAACCTTCTCCAGTCGCTGCTCGTTCCGGCTGTGATTGCGGGCGGTGCGTCCAGCCTGCCCTCGACCGATAGCCGACGCACGGAGAATCGCTAGTGGCCGACCCCAACGAACTCCGGGCCAAGATGATCCTCAAGGACATCTACGCCCGTCATGGCATCGACCCCTCCATGCCGCTTGAGGAGCAACTCAATGCGGTGCAGATGAGTGCCATGATGGGTGGCAACGTCCAGTCCGCATGGTCGAACCCGGAGGAGCGTGCCCGTGCGAGGGCGGAGTACGCCGCAAAGGGCAGGACCGACCAAGAGAAGGAGCAGCGGTGGCAGCAGTCGGCGCATCTGCTCGACCCGGACACCTACCAGTACCAGCAGAACGCAGGCCGAGACATCGACTTCCTGCTGGCGATGGATCAAGCCTCGCGCCGCGACCCGGATGCGGCGAGGGGTGCTGCGGCTGTTGGAGCGGCTGGCGGAACGTCAGCGTACGCACAGACGCCCCAGTCCGGAGTTGCCGAAGCACTGGCCTATTGGGACTCCAGCAACAACAGTCCGCTGTTCAGGGAGTCGCTGACCACCTCCAACTACCAGTCGCAGAGCCCGCTGCTCATGGGCCTGCTCAATGCCACGACGAACCCCGATGTTCCCGCCGGGAACTACATGAACTTCTCGGAGGTGATCCCCGACTGGGTTCGCATGTGGGGCTCTGGCGAGACGGGCTCCAGCGGCGAGGCGTACGAGGCGGCTCAGGCCAAGCGGATGGCGACCAACCGCTACCGTCTTTCGTCTCCCTCGCCAGTCCTTGACCTCCCAGACGGCGCAGATGTGGTGGCAAAGGACAATCGCATCCGGGAACTGCGTGACCTGACGCAGAAGGCAGACATCCCAAGCGCCTCGCAGCGGTGGGCGAGAACGGCAGGGGTCGTGCCGCCGGGATGGCTTACGGATTCGCTGGACTTTGCGACCAGTTGGCTCGACCCGACTGCCGTGATCCCAGTTGGCGGGGTTGCGGCCGGTGCCGCGAAGGCTGGAGTGAAGGGCAGCGTCAAGCCGCTACTGGCGGGCCTAAGTTCCGGGCTGTCCAACTTTGCGTCAGACATGGGCGTTGAGCAAGCCATCGGTCACGGCATCGGCGGCGTGACCGGAGGTCGCCCTGAGCGCTCTTGGAAAGAGTGGGCGTTAGGCGACTGGAGCCCCAGCCAAAAGAGCGAAGAAGAGGTTGCCGCATCCCGTCAGGCACGCACGCAACTCTACGACCAACTCAAGGACGACGACAGAGTATCGAGAGCCGACTCGGAGGCGTACAAGGGTTTGGGACTGCGGGTCCATGTCCCGTACTCATACCGGTAGGCCACGAATCCCGAAGGGAAGGAACTCATGTCGGACGACGTTGCGGTTGCGGATGTTGACGAGTCGGTCGATTCCACGCCGGACACCAGCACTCCCGAGACGAGCGTAGCCAGTGAGCCTGCATCTTCAGCATCGCCGCAGGCTTCGGCTGCACCACAGCAGTCGGTGTGGGACGCCTTCAAGAATCTCGATGAGTTTCGCGGGCAAGACGACATTGCAATCGCTCGCCGCCTCTATGCCTCGATGGAGCGAGAGAAAGCAGCAACAAACGCTCTTGCCCAGTACCAGCAGTACGTCCCCATCGCCCAGCAGTACCTCCAAAACCGAGAACCCTTTGAGCAGTTCCAGCAGCACCGAGAATCCTTCCAGCGATGGCTCGCCTCCCAGCAGCAGCCCGCCGCCCAGCAAGTAGAGAAGACCTCTGCTTCGGAGGCGATGAAGAAGTGGTGGAACCCTCCGGAGGTTCGCGACTCCTACCGGCAGTACCTCGTCAAGGACGAGAACGGGCGGGAGGTCATCTCTCCGGATGCCCCGCTCGACGCCAAGCACGCCCTGTACGAGTACCAGAAGTACAAGGCCGACTTCGCCCAGAAGTTCCTCACCAACCCGGAGGAAGCGCTGGGGCCGATGATCCAAGAGATCGCCCAGCGGCAGGCCCAGCAGATCGTGGAGTCGCAGTTCGCGGAGGTGCATCAGCAGCAGTACGTCTCCGGGCTGGAGCAGGAGAACCGCGACTGGCTCTACGACCAGAGCGGGCGACCGACCGAAGAGGGGCTCGCGGCCCAGCGCTACATTGACGAAGCCGCGTCGATGGGGATTCAGGGCGCTGAAATGCGGTGGGCGTACGCTACGAAAATGATCGAGCGTGACCTGCTTGAGCGGCTGCGAACGATGGGTGCCGAGCAGACGCAGCGAAGTGCGTTTGAGGCTGGATTACCGCAGCAGATGCACGCTGCCGCCATGCAGCAGCAGGCCCCTGCTGCGCCTCTTTCGCAACCCGCCTCTGCGCCAAGTAAGGCCGAGAGGGACATAGAGTTCCTTAGAAGGGAAGCGTCCCGCAGTCCGAGCAAGGCTGCGGGCAACGACGACCCGAGAACCCCGCAGGCTCCACTGACGTTTGAGCAGCGACTCGCACGTCAGTTGGCCCGAGACGGCATCACCTCCTGAAGCGCGAAAGGTAAGACATGGCGTCGTCAGTTGACTGGGCTCGTTCTATCGGCACTACCCTGACCCTGCATCTCCGTGAGGAGGAGCAGACGACCTTCCGTCGCTACAAGGTATTCGCCGCGCTTCAGGCCAACGGCAACGTGGCGATGAATCAGGGCGGTCGCGGTTTCGACTGGCAGGTCCGCTGGCGGAACGTCCCGGTTTCGACGTACACGGGCGAGTCGCCGCGAGTCTTCGCACGCCACGCGCTCTGGCAGCGCGCGACCCTCCCGTATCGCGGGTACAGCGTGCAGGATCAGATCACCAAGCGGGAGATGCTGGAGAACAGGGGTCAGGCCCAACTCATCGACGTGGCCGGGAAGATGGCGAACCGTCTTCGCGAGTCGATGGAGCAGCACCTGAGCCGTGAAGTTTTCATTGACGGCGAACAGGCTGGGAACGAGAACCGGTGGCACGGCCTTGAGTCGATGTTCGGCATCGACGGCACCGTGAATGTCGGCACCGGTGCCAAGCGAGGCTCTGGCGCTTCGCCCGGTTCCGGCTCCGCCCCTGACCCGTTCGGCTTCCCGACCGACACCTACGCGGGCCTCGACACCGCTCTTGGCAAGTACGCGGGCTCGCAGTTGGCATCGACCGGCTCGTGGCCTTCCGTGCCGGTCGATCCGGAGTACGACTTCTGGTCGCCCCTCGTCTGCAACTACACCAGCACCTACTTCGGTACGGCTGCTGCGACTCCGCTGCTGACGTGGCGGCAGAACTGCATCGAGGCGATCCGGCTCTCGGTGAACCACGCCAAGCGGAACGACACGAAGGAGAATCAGATCGACATGATCCTCCTCGACCGCTCGATGTACGTCGAGTTCCTCAACCGGCTCGACGCCCGCGAGCGTGCCATCGTCACCAAGACGAACGGCCTGAAGTCCTACGGCTTCGACACCGTCGAGATCGACGGCATCGAGGTGGCGAGCGACTACGGTTGCCCGTCCGGTGTCGGTTACGCCCTCTCCATCGGCAACATGGAGATGAAGGTGATGACCGGGCAACTGATGGAGGCGGAGGGACCGTTCTACAACGAGGAACTTTCCGCGTATAGGTACAGCGTTTCGTGCCTCGCCAACATCAAGATGAAGAGTCCGCGCAACTTCGTGAAGTTCGCCGCCATCGCCTGACCTGTCACCCCAATCGACGTAGCAAGGAGAGTTCCAGCAGATGAGTACGCAGACTTCTGATCCGGGTTTCGGTCGAGGCCAGACGCTTGGCGTCACGGTCAAGATGTACGAAGCCGAGTCGGGCGACGGTTCCACGATCATCGGCGTCCGGAAGGAGTTCCGTGACGAGAACCCTCGCACGGGCGAGTTGCTCAGCAACCGGCCTGTCGAGTGCATCGCCGTCAAGAACGTGAGCGGCGGGGCCCTGCTTCCGGGTCAGGTCGTGAAGTTCAAGGCTGCGGCCACGAGCGGCCAGTTCTCGGGCGGGATTCTTGGCGAGGTGGACGCTACGGCGACCACTGCCAATGCCCTTCCCGCTGCCAACGGTCTGGTCGGCGTCGTGGACGAGTACCTGCCGTCCGCTGGCGTGCCGAACAATGAGGTGTTCTGGCTGGTGGTTGGCGGCCCATCGTCGGTAGTCAAGTCGTCCACGTCGGTCAGTGCGGGTGCGGCTTACGGCACCTCCACGACCGCTGGCGAGGCGGCTGCTCACACGTCTGGCACCACGTCGCTGGTCGGATACGCCATCACCACCAGCGCCACGACGACGGGCCGTCTCCTCGTCCGGACGGTGGCGGGCTTCTGATCCTTGTCATCACCGTCGCGACGTTGGCCGCAGGCAGGGTAAGGACGCCCGCCTGCGGCCTTTCGCGTAGATAGGGACTTCCTTCAATGGCGCTCGCCAACGACCCTAACCCCATGAGCCAGTTCGACCAGCCGGACAGGCAGGCGATCATGGTTCAGTTGCGGCGTGCGGGGCTTCTGGACTTCCCGGAGTTGTCCGACTTCAAGGTCAAGCGAGAGGTGGGTGCTGGCAACGTCCCGACCCCGAAGGACGGCTTGGCCCCGATGGTGACTTCCGTGCCGCAGGCAGACAGGTGACGCATGGATAAGCATGGCGACCGTGTCAGGAAACTGAAGTCTGGTGCATGGGCTCGCAAGGAGGGGCAAGACCCGGAAGGCGGGCTGAACGCCGCTGGGCGTGCGGCCTACAACCGCGAGAACAACGCCAACCTCAAGCCGCCGCAGCCGGAAGGCGGGCCGCGAAAAGAGTCATTCTGTCGAAGGATGAAAGGCATGCGAGAGAAGTTGACCAGCAAGGAAACGGCCAACGACCCCGACAGCCGGATCAACAAATCCCTGCGTGCGTGGGACTGCTGATGAGCGACAAGACCTGCACCGACTGCGGCAACGCGCTCCCGCAGACCACCGACAACTTCCGCCGCAAGCAGGACGGCACTTGGGATGCCCGCTGCCTCATCTGCCGTGCGAAGGTCAATCGCGGCAAGAAGAAGAAGCGGAAGGAAGCCGACATGCGTGCCATCGAGGATGGTGCGGTCAACACCTTCCTTCAGGGTGCAACGAGGGGCGGCGACAACATCCCGCACTCCAGCGAACTGCTGGAGCGACTGATGGAGTATTTCGGCGGCTCGTCTGGGTTCGCCGCCATGATGGTCAAGCAGTATTTCGACTCTCCTCCGGGAGGCTCGCACCGCACGAAGTTGCTGGAGGGCGTCGTGCGTCTTGTCACGAAGAACACCGAACTGGGCGGGGCCAAGAAGCCGCTGGCCCAGTGGACGGACGAGGAGATCGAGGCGGAACTTGACTCCCGCCTGCAAAAGATCGCCATGAGTTTTGAAGGGAGACTGCTCAATGTCCAAGTCACGCCGCAAACCCCCAGCGATATCGCCGCTGCCTTCGGTCAAGCGTTTGGGCACGTTCCAGCGGGACGAGTTGAAGGAGATGCAGGCGGAACTGGCGGGACGCCGGATCGAAGCCTTGCGGCTCTACCGTCCGACCGACCAGCAGGAGGCGGTGCATCAGTGCCGGGCGAGCGAGATTCTGGTGCTGGGGGGGAATCGTAGCGGCAAGAGTCTCTGCACGTTCGTCGAGGACGCCCGTGCGGTGTGTGGCAAAGACCCGCACGGCAAGTATGCCGAGAAAGACGGCATCCTCGTCGTGATTGGGAAGGACTGGAAGCACATCGGTCTGGTCGTCTACCCGCTCCTGTTCATGGCGGGTGCGTTCAAGATCATCCGGGACGAGAACACTGGCGAGTGGCGTGCCTACAACCCGTCCACTGACTCCGCACGCGAGAAGGAGGCCAAACCAGCGCCTCCTCTCATCCCGCCGCGAATGGTTTCTAAGAAGTCGTGGATTCTCAAGTCCGCCCGATACATCCAGTCCTGCACGCTGACGAACGGCTGGCAAATCTACTTCTTCTCGTCGGAAGGCGAACCTCCGCAGGGCTTTTCGGCCTCACGGGTCCACATTGACGAGGACGTGAACAACGGCGATGCGTGGGTTCCGGAAATGCAGGCCCGCCTCAGCGACCGCAAGGGTGTGCTGACATGGTCCGCGATGCCGCACTCAAAAAATGACGCCCTCCAGAGCCTTGCGGAGCGAGCCGACAAGTTGGTGGAGGACGGCGTCGAGAACCCGGACATCGTCAAGTTCCAACTGCGGTTCCTCGACAACCCGCACATTGACGATGCCGAGAAGCGGAAGCGTATCGAGGCGTGGGCCGCTCTTGGCGAAGACGTTCTGCGGATGCGCAGCGAAGGAGAGTTCATCAGCGACTCGATCCTCTGCTACCCCACGTTCGCCATGCACGTTCACGGGTTTGAAAGAGGCGACCTCGACCGGAACGTCGTTCCCGAAGATTGGTGCCGCTACGCCGTCATTGATCCCGGACACGCCGTCACGTCAGTGCTGTTCGGTGCCGTGCCGCCGGACGAGTCCATGCTCCTCGTCTACGACCAACTCTACATCCGCAACTGCAACGCCATCATCTTTGGCGAGAAGATGGCGGAGAAGTGTAGGGGGCAGAGTTTTTATGCTTTTCTTATTGACATGCACGGCGGTCGCATCCGGGACATCGGCTCCGGGCGACTGCCGGTGGAGTTGTACACCGAGCAACTCAAGAAGCATGGGGTCGCCAGTGAATCGACCGGGCACAGTTTCCTTGCCGGGTGCGACGACATCTCGGCCCGCATGGCGGCGGTCCAGAACTACCTGCACATCCGCCCGCAGGGCACGCCCATGCTGCGGATTCTGCGTGGGACTTGCCCCGACCTTGAGCGGGAAATCAAGCGGTACAAGAAGCAGACCCAGTTGGTGGGCGGCGTGTACGTCGTGACCGACAGGCCGAACACCAGAGGGGAAGTCCACGCCTGCCAGTGTCTTGAGTACCTGTGTGCCTATCGGCCTCGCTACCACCGGCCTAAAAAGGATGTCGGTCCCGATCCATGGTACGTCGAGTGGGCGAGGAAGCGCAAGAAGCGCCAAGCCGCCGAAGCCGACGAGTTCATCTTCTTAGGCCCACAGTCAGGAGCGAAGTATGCCGGACGAATCCTTTAGCCCGCCGAAGGTTCAGATTGGGGACTGCGTGTACTGGTACAGCGATCCGCTGACGTGCGCCGAGCCGTCGCTGGGGTGGATTTGCGAGCGTCCGGGCGTGCAGACCCTGAGCATCCTCTCGTTCAGCACCAACACCGGTTTCATCGAGCGGCCGAGCGTGCGTCACCGCGACGATCCCGGCCTGCTGGAGAACGCCGAGTGGCGGAAGTGGGGCTGCTGGGAGTTCGCTCCGCAGACCGCCGCCCTCAAGAAACTCGACGGCATGATGGCACAGATTGCCGCCGCTACGGAGCAGTTGTCGCTTGCAAGGAAGCAGAACGGTGGAAACGCAGCCCAGAACCGGTGAAGACGCCCTGCGGTCGATTGCGCAAGGGTGGCTGAAGAAGATCGAACTGAGCCTCAAGCACAAGCGTCCCTTCAGTGAGGACGGCAGGGAGGCGATGTCGTTTTTCGACGGCCCGCACAACTGGTTCTGGAAGGACACCTACGCACGGCACGAGTACGGGTACAGCCGTGCGATTGCCCCGCCTGCGTTTCGCATGCAGGTGAACCGCGTGTTTGAGGCGGTCAAACTGTTCGGCTCCGTGATCTACCACCGCAACCCGGTGCGGAACGTCTCTCCCGCCCGCTACCCGTTCGTCACGCCGGAAGTCGTCGGCGTGGTGGACGAGCCGTCCATGATGGCGTACCAGCAGGCGGCTCAGGAGACGATGAGGCGTTCGGAGGTTCGCAAGGCCGTTGCCATGCTGATGGAGCGGTACTTGAACTACACCCCCAACGAACTGGACTTGAAGACGCACAGTCGCCGCGTGGTTGACGAAGCGATCATCAAGGGCATGGGCGTGTGGTGGACGGAGTTGGTGACGCCTCCGGGCTCCAACGTGTCGTTCGTCGGCTCATTCGCGGACAGCGTGGACAACTTCACGATGGACCCGGACGCCACCGAGATCGAGGACATCACTTGGTGTGCGAGGCGGTGCGTCCACCCCATCGACCAAGTCGCCAGCAAGTACGGGCTCGACCGCGAGCAGTTGAAGGGGCATCTGGAGGGAGCGAAGCCGCTCGACCAAGAGTCGGAGGCCCAGATTTTCTCGGACACGGAGTACCCCTACAAGGGACGCCGCGTCGGCAAGTCCAACGAGTTGGTGACGTACTGGAAGATTTGGAGCAAGACGGGACTGGGCGACCGCCTCAAGGACACGCCGAAGGAACTGGTCGGTGCGTTCGATGGGCTGGGTGAGAACTGCTACATCGTGATCTGCGAGGGGGTCGATTTCCCCCTCAACATGCCGCCCGCCATGCTGGAGGAGCCTGCGGACGAGCAGTCTGGCGTGCCCGAGTCCTTGTTCCGTGCGGCCCAGTGGCCGATCCCGTTCTGGGCGGAGTCCAACGGCTGGCCGTTCGTGCATCTCGACTTCCATCGCAAGCCGGGATACGTCTGGCCGATCTCCCACATCAAGCCGGGCATTGGCGAGTTGCGGTTCCTGAACTTCGCCATGTCGTTCATCGCCCAGCGTGTCGCCACGAGTTGCGAGACGCTGCTGGGCGTGAGCAAGGCTGCGGATCAAGACATCAAGGATCAGATACTCGCGAACTCCGAGAAGGGGTTCAAGGTCATCGAGATCAGCGAGACGCTTGGCCGCAGTGTCAACGACCTCATCAGCGTATTCCAGTTGCCAGAGGTGACGCCGGAACTCTGGCGAATCGTGGACGCTGTGGCACAGCAGTTCGACAAGCGGGTGGGCCTGACCGAACTCGCGTACGCCATGACCTCCAGCCAGATACGGAGTGCCACAGAGGCCAACGTGAAGGCGGAGCAACTGTCGGTACGCCCAGACGACATGGCGAACCGGCTGGAGGACTCCATGAGCCTTCTGGCCCGCCGAGAGGCGTTTGCCGCCCGCTGGCTCCTGAACCCGCAGGACGTGGAGCCGGTCATCGGCCCGCTGGGTGCGGCGGCGTGGGCACAGCACGTCGTGACGATGGACCCGACCATCATTGCCCGTGAGTTTGAGTACCGAATCGAGTCTGGCAGTGCCCGGAAGCCCAACAAGGCGACGAGGGTCGAGCAGATGCAAGCGGCCCTCCAGACGCTGGGGCCGATCCTTCAGGGGCTGGTGCCGATGGGCGTGGTGGACCCGCTCAACGCCCTCATCTCCGACTGGGCGGACAGCCTCGACATCGACGCCAAGCCGTACCTCATTCCGCCCCCTCCGCCGCCTCCGGAGCCGCCCGCTGCCCCATCCCAGCAGCCGCCGCCTGCTGGCGCGGAGGGGGCGAGTGGCCCTCTCCCCGAAGAACTGCCTCCAGATGGGCCTCCCCCGCAGGTTCCGCCAGAAATGAGCCCGTGACGGGACACAAACCTATAGAGCCATGAAGCACGACCTGCCACACGACATCGCGAACGCCCCGCACGACGTGCAGGTTCACTACCTGCGAATGATCGAGGCTGGGCAGCATCCGCAGTTTGCGGAGATGTGCGCCCTTCAGCAGCCTCCGGGAACGCGAGGCACTGATCGGGCCTTCATGCAGGGGCGGCTGAACGGCAACTGGATGGACGGCATGCCCAAGAAGGTGGCAAACGCGATGCTGCGTGAGGCGGCACTGGCAGGGATCAGCACGACCGGCAAGTTCTTCATGGGCGGCATTGCGGACAAGCGTGGCTTCAAAGACCCGGAGGCGTGGGTTGATGGCGCTGGCGATGTGCTGCGGGTCGCCAAGAAGCGTGACCTAGAGGTGCATGGGGCCGTCGAGTACGTCCCGCCGCAGAAGGGTCCGCCGAAGGAGGTGGACATCAACCCCCGCATCCTTCGCGAGCATGTCCGCGAGGCCATGCGTGCCGACCCCAAACTCAAGCGGGGCGAAGCCATCGAAAAGGTCAAGGACAAGATCGTTCCCCACTGGAAACGGAAGAAGCAGTAATGCCCAACAAGATCGAGCGACTGAGCGTCGTGAGTGCCCCGCTGGCGTTGACCGCCAGCGCCAGCACGACCGCCCGCATCCCGTTTTCGTCCACTGCCGGTGCCATCTTCACCGTCGAGGCGGTCAGCGGGGCGACCACCATCAACTGGTTCGTTGCGATGGGCACGGAACTGACTCCGATTGTCGCGAACGACGGGAGTGCCGCCGTCACCACCACCATCACCAACAACACCGCGTACCCAGTGCCTGACGCCCTGTTCGCGGCACCGTTCATCGTGCCGGTGCTGAACTCCGGAACCGCCACCATCCGCATGGCGTTCAAGGGCTGATGTATTACGCTGCGCAGGACATCATCGAGTATCTGATGGCGTCCACGAACGGCGGCGCTCAGGACAGCGAGCATCGACTGCTGCGCGCAGCCGCCCACAACGGCTACCGGGACGTGATCCACGCCCGCGACTGGAACTGGCACATCAGCGAGGCCACGCTGTCCGACGACACGCTTGTCGGCAGCGGCGACGGCATCACGACCTACACGCTGCCCGAGAACGTCAAGAACATCGACGCCCTCGTGCCGCCGCAGAACGTCTCGACGCCCACCGTCTACGTCACCCCGACTGACTGGTATCGGGTGGACATCAAACTGCCGACGCTCAACTCGCCAATCTACTGGACGATCATCAAAGACCCAGCCGCTGCGGATCGCTGGCTCCTGAAGTTGGCGGGCGACCCCCAGACGGCGACCTACAAGTACACGTTCCGCCGCAAGCCCAAGATGCTCAAGCACATGGGCTATGAGCCGCAGGTGCGGGCTGCTGGCTTCACTGCGCCCGGTGCCGTGAAGCGATACGGAACCGTCAACACGTTTCCCGAGTCCATGTACGGCATCAATCCGTTCACGGCTCAGGAGATCATCGGGCTGGCTGGCAGTCTGGTCGGCACACCTCCAGCCAGTGCCAAGACCGCCGTGTCGGACTACCTCGACGTGTCCGAGAATATGTACACGGCAGTGTTGAGTGCGGCGGAGATGTGGATGGCACGGCTGATGGGCAAGAACATCGAGGGCGCCACAGCACTCTACAACCGCGACCTCCGCATGGCGTTTGAGTCCGACACCACTGCTCCGCTGTCCGGCACCCGCAATGGCGGCATGTTCATTGGCACCGCGAGGGCACTGGGCTACTACTCGCCAAGTGGGCCTGACACGGGGGTTTGACGCATGCGAGCGCAGGACTGGAAGGGGCTCGTCACTGACGCCAGCCCGTACGCACTTCCTCCGGGAGCGGCGACCGAGCAGGTCAACCTTCGCTCCAACACCTCCGGGCAACTCACCTGTCGCGGCGGCATGCGAGTCGTCGCGTTTGGTAATCAAGTTGGCGAGGAGGTGATCGACATTTACCCGCACATCTGTGTGGGCCTTGCCCCTGCCATTACTGACGCCCTGATTGTGCTGAAGCCCAGCGGCGGGATTGAGGCATGGAGCGGCGCAGCGCTGCACACCCCGCCCGGACAGCCGGTGCTTCCTGCGCTGGCTCCACCCAGCGGTGAGATTCAAAGCAACTACATCGGACAGTTCAGGGCGCACGGGGGCGAGCCGCCGGTATGAAGAAACTGCTCACGGCTGGCTTCAATCCCGCGAAGCCTATCTCCTGCGCCCGGAGCCGCTACGGCGAAGTCATCATCGCGCAGGGCGGCGGCGTGCGGCCCAGACGATGGTCAGGCGCTTTGGCTGACGTGGCGGCCAAAGCGGGGCTTGAGGCTCCTCGCGACCCGCCCACCATTATCGTTGATCCCGCCAAGCGGTACTACGTTGCTCGCGTCGATGTGACCAAGCCGGGAGCCTGCTACAACGCGCCACCCGCCGTCACGTTTGCCACGCCATCGCCGCTGCCAACTGGCTTTCGGGCCGCAAAGGCCACGTCCTACCTGAGCCAGTCGTCGGTGGGCGAAATCCTCGTTACCGATGGGGGCAAGAACTACCTTGAGCCCCCAGCGGTGTCGCTGGGCAGCACGCACGGCACCGGTGCAGTTCTGACCGCATCGCTCGATGGCACGCCGCCGAGTGCTGACGGGTTGCATCACTGGGAGATCGTGGACGGCCCGCCGTTCGCAGATGAAACGGAGAACGACGTTCTGTCGCGCACGGCGTTCGCCGCGTGGCGGCCCCTTGAACTGACCATCTCCGGAAGCGGCGGCACCGTAACTGATACGTTTGGCGTTGCCGGATGGGACTGCGGGCCACCGGTCCCAATGCCGATCTACTACACGCTGAACCTCGCCTACACCGTAACTGGCGCGGGCTCTGGGACGGGTTGCAAGATTCGGGTCGGCTTCTACGGAGCCAACTACTGGACATCTTCCACGAACCCGTGCGTCATCAAATGGAATCTTGCGTGGGGGGTTTCCGGCATTTCGCTCATCTCGCCCGGCACAGGGTATTCCGCAAACTCTGTTGTTCGCGTTGAGATTCGCAGCGGCTATTCGCAGTCTGGTGCCACGCTCACGACCAATCCGTCAGGGGCGAGAAAAATCGTCCTAGAGGGCTGCACTCCCGGCAATGCCCGAAACACGACGACGCCGCGATTCAAGGTCGCCAACCTCGCCATCAGCAACGCTGGCTCCGGCTACACGGTCGCTCCGGAAATCCAGATTCGCTCCACCACCGGCTTCGGGGCATCTGCCGAGTCCACCGTCACTAACGGCAAGATCACTGCCTTGTCGCTTCAGAGCGGCGGAGGCGGATACCGCACCGTGCCGTCTGTCACTGCGGTGTCGGGCCAAGCGGAGGCGTTCGCGGTCGCCCGCCCGCACCTTCGTGGCAAGTACCAGTGCTACTACAGGTTCATCACTGTTCCCACTTTGGATGATCGCGCTCCGGCTGCGCCCGGCAATCTTTCGCCAGTTGCAGAGGTTGATACAGGCGAAGGGACGCGGCTAATACAGTGGCAGTGGGGCGGGCCTCTGTATGCGGACAAGCCCGTGAAGGTGGAGTTGTGGAGGACAACCAGCAACCAAGCCACCACTCTCTACAGGGTCGCCACTGTCGATCAATCTTCAGGATCGCAGGCCGATCCCGAATCCGGCTTCTTTGACAACCTGACTGACGAAGAGTTGCGCGACGCCAACCGCGCAGGCTACGCCGCCATGCCAATCGTCATGCCGAATGGCGACCTAAATGCCATGCGATTCGGGGTGCCGCCTTTCGACAAGGCGGTGGTGGTGCATTTCCAAGATCGCATGTGGTACGCCGTAGATGTTCCGCCCCCTACTCCTGAACCGGGCTACTTGGGGCCAGAGCCGAACAGCATCTACTTCTCGGAGGTGGACGAGCCGGAAAGCGTGCCGAAGACCAACGAGATTGTGCTGCAACAGAACTCCCGAGACGGCGACTCCATAACGGCACTCATGCCCTTCGGTGCGTCTCTGATAATCATGCAGAACCGCCGATGCTATTCGTTGAGTTTCGCACGCAAGCCGCTTCTGGACGCGGACATTACCCCGCTCGCGTATCGCGGATGCCTGAACCAGCGATGCTGGGACACGCATGGCGGAATCGGATACGCAATGGATCGGTCTGGCATCTACGCCATTGCTGGCTCTGGCGAAGTGCAGGACTTGTCGGCTCCAATCGCGGATATGTTTCGCTCGCGGATTGACTTCTCTCGCTCGACGTGGAACTTCCTCGTCATCGACCCCGTCACGAGGATTCTCCGGGCCTTTGTTTTCTTCACCGGAGACGGAGACGATCCGTTCAACGCCCCTACGCGGGTGCTGTGCTACAGCATCGACACGAAGACGTGGTGGGTCGAGCGTTACCCGCACCGCATCACGGCGGGCGTGCCGATGCGTCTCGGCAATGACTACCGGTGCGCCTACGCGGGCAAGGGCGGGGTGTACCTACTCGATCACGGCTCCACCGACTTGGCTCGCGGGACCATCACGCTCGTGTCGGTCATGGATCGCGGTGCTGGGTATCGGACGCCGCCCGCCGTGACATCCGAAGGCATTGTCGGAGCGGAAATGCAGGCCGTCGTGGACGGTCAGGGCGGGGTTAGCGGAGTCTGGATTCTGCATGGCGGACGAGATGCCGATGGTCCCGAGATTGCGTTGGGGCCACCGAACGACCCCACCTGCCAATCCCCGCGACAGGCGACCGTGTATTGCATAGCCACGTCGCCAGATTCGGACACTCCGACGTGCCCGGCCTATCGCTACAAGACCGGCAACTACGAATACCCCACTGACGCCACAAAGGGCGGCGACGTTGAGAATCCTCGATCCGTGTCGCTGACCTACAAGCCGCAGCCGTCTGCGTGCGAAATCTCGATGAAGATGTACTACAACAACTCGCCGCACCCGAGACCCAACATCGCGCCGCGAACGCGGAACGCAGGCTTCCGGGCCACGACGCCGGACGCTGCGTCACGGTTGGACATGGGCAAACTCACGGCTGAGTACGGCTACGACAGCGGCGTGGCAACGTCGGTGTTCTCTGGCAAGACGCTGGAGGACATGCGATCCGCAGACCGGCATGTGTCTGTGGAACTCATCGGTGCCCGTCGCACAAGCGACCCTGTCATCGTCTATCAGTTGGACGTTTTCGGCACCACAGGGGGTGCGTAATGTCGTACGCCGACCAGCGCGCACAGTTGCGGAACGCGCTCGTGTCTGCCGGGCTCAACCCTGACGCCGCGAGCAGCATCGCGAGCATCCTCGCCAACACGGCTCAGGACTCGCTTCAGTCGGCACGCACACGCAAGGACACGACGCCGGACGGCTTGCGAATGGTTGGGCCAGACGACCGCAAGCACGTCTTCCAGAACCTCGACTTTCGGGCTGGCGACCCCGACTATCGGCAGCAGCGAGTGCCTTCCTCTGAGCAGGACGTTCGCCCGCAGCCAGCACCGAACGTGACGGAGAACACTGCGCCTCAGCAGACCCCCGCTACTTTCCGCGTGGCTGGCGGCAATCTTTCGGATGCGGCTGGTGCTGGCGACTCCGTTCAGGTTGGCGTCCGCTCGCGAGTGGCGAAGCAGCCTCCCGGACGGCTTCCGATCACGATGCTGGACAAGCAGTCCAACACGCTCGTCGGCAAGGAGTTGAGGACAGTATCCGGCGGAGACGACGGTCGCGTTCGCTTCGACGTTAGCGAAGGCCCGAGAGAGGTTGGGGTTGGCCTGCAACTGGAGAACATCTCCCGCTATCGCGTCATCACCGGCATCGAGTACGAGCCGGGCATGGGCCTTCGCATCCAATACTCCACCATCTCCGCATGGGACGAGCGAGACAAGGAGACGCGGTGGCTGCACATGAACGAGCAGCGGGTCGTCACGGAGATCGTAGACGACCTCAAGGGGCCGCGAGCCCATACGGCATACGTCCCCACGTTCCGCTCTCGCCCGCGAGTCAACGGCGGCGACCCGTCTGTGCGTGGCAATCTGGGCGACGACTTGTTCTTCAACCTCGTCCGCGTCGGCACCTTCACTGGCGGCTGGAACATCGGGTCCACGAAGACCGTCACGCAGGTCTGGCCCGAGAGCGGCCGGAACGTGCAGGTGATGAACGGGACGCTTGCGGTGGCCGACACTGCCGAGACGAAGTACGTCCTGTTCTTTGCCCGCACCGAAGACAAGAAGGCTCCGGAAGAGGTTCGCGGCGAGGACGAGAACCCGCTCCCCAAGATTGTCGCTGGCACTGAACCGGCGGTGGCGTATTACGCCATCGAGATTCAGCACGCCACTGAGTGCATCGCCTTCTCGTCGCTCAACGGGAAGCGAGTGCAAGACCTTACAGGCTTCGACAGCACCAAGATTCAGGCGCTCACGCACGCCGTTGGCAGTCCTGCGTGCCTGCGATGGGATGGTGCCAAGATTGATGTGGTCACGGACGTGCAGTTCGAGGGAGGGTCGATTGTTGTCACCAAGACCCCTATCTACATCCTAAAGGCCGACGCTCCCTATGAGAGTAACTCGCTGGAGTTCAGCCCCGTGACCGCAGTCGAGGAACTGGGATTCGACGGCACCAACCTGTATGGCGACCGCAAGACGTTCTATGCCCTTTCGCCATCGACCGCCTCCGACACTACTGTTTCGACCTACGCGATAAACGCCCTAGAAAATCTGTCTCTCGGCGGTGTCGGGCTCTATGCGGATGTCAACGAGTTGCGTGTGTTCCAAGTCACTCCGCAAAGCGCAGCGGAAGTGCCGCTGGACGACGTGGAGGCTGGCGACTGCGTTGTGCTGGGCGAATCTTCCTTGACGCAGAACAGCGTGACCTTCCGTGCTTTCAATGCCGGGTCTGGCTATTGCACGTCGATTCCGCTGACGGATTGCGAAGAGCCGCCTCCTGAGTGAGAGACTGACTGTGGGCCTGTACCGATACGAAGGCAAGTTGTTGGTTCGCGGTGGCGCGCTAGCCACGTCCAGCGATTGTTGTTGCGGCGGCCCGCCACCGTGCGTGCCGTGCCCCGAAAATGTCTGCGACTTTCCGGCGGGGATCTTGTACGACTATCTCAATGTGCCGGGACTAAACTGTCAGGCGTTCACCACTTGGGACTCCCAAGTCTATCGCGTCATCAATAAGGCCAGCGCGGGGACGCCCGGAAATCCGTTCTTGCTGCCAGAGGGCCTGTCGTGGAAGAGTGGATACCCAGACGCGCTTTTCGGGTGTACATGGGCAAGTGTGGTACATCGTCGGCTTCGTGCCCAGTGTTATCAGTGCGGCGATGAAATAACGAACGACGGCAGCGAACAGCAGTTTTTCGGCCAGCAGTCGAAGTTCAGAATCGTACAACTCGTCTGCGCTGGCGGGCCTGAGTCAGCGGAAATCCTCGATCTCACCTCCGACGCCGTCGAGGGCGACGTGGACCGTGACGACACCGTTTTTCAAGGCAATCCCGGCTGCTCTAGCACGCCGTTTGCAGTCACCCCATGGTTGCCGTTCTTTCCCGACCCCGAGCCCGTCTGCAACGAGTTCCCATGATTACTGGTCGCCGCACATCTTTTGAAGCCCGATGCCGTGAGCGTGGCACCACACTCGACGCGGTGCGTGCGTGCATCGTCAGCGAGGACGGTGACAAGATCACGGTGGACGAAACGCACGAGGCATACCCGAAGGCACCTCCACCGCCGACGCTTCCCGAGCGGGTGGCGAACTTCGCGGTAGCCGCCGCCCAGCACGTCGCCGCCGGTGCCCCTCTGGCCTCCGAAGGCGAGGTTGAGCGTCGTCACGCGATCTGCCAGTCCTGCGAGTTTTTCGACGGGAAAGCCTGCTCTAAGTGCGGGTGCCCGGTCGTCCGGGAGCGGCAGTACATCAGCAAACTGTCGTGGGCCGAACAGTCCTGCCCGGTCGGGAAGTGGGGTCCAGAGCCCCACTAACTCCGCCGTTCCGCCTGCCCCTCGCGGACATAAATCTAGCGAGAGGCAGGCACATGCAGGTCAACAAGCGACTACAGGCTCCCACGTCCGCCATTCAGTCGAGTCGTTCATCGACGTACGACTACAGCGGCCTTGAGGACTTGGTGAAGCGTCAGGACGCCGTTGCTCCGCTGCGTGAGCAGAAGTACGCGGCCCTGTACAGCGGCGACATTCCCGGCTCTGTGACGGCAGGCCAGAAGATTCGCGACCTGCTGAAGGTCATCCAGCGGCACAACCCCAACGCGACTGAACGTGACCCCGTTGCGTTCTCGCAAGACCTGAAGCGGCCGGGCCGGGAAGAGTCCTCGTCCAGCGGCTCCTACAGGGGCGCCGTGATGGAGGAGGGCGCTCCGCCCGCCATCGAGATGCCGCAGGGTGGCAAGCGGGCCGTCGCTCCCATTGCTCCGGTCGCTGCCCCAGCACTCGCTCTCCCTGCGTCGGCGGTGAAGCGAAAGGCGGTCCCCGCCATTACGGACGTGATTGACGACCCGACCGGCGAGCGTCTTCGCCGGATCGCCGCAACTGCATGAGGTAAGCGATGTACTACGGACCCAGAAAAGCATCGGTGTACGACCCGCAGGACGTGAAGTCCGCGATGTGGAGCGGCAGTTCTCTCGGCAGGCAGATTGGCACCGAGATGGACAAGTGGCACGGTGCCTTCGACGCACAGGACGCGCAGGCTCGTGCCGCTCAGCAGCGGCAGCAGGCCCAGCAGGCCCAGCAGGCCCAGCACGAGCAGTCTCTTCAGGCCGCAGAGCAGCAGCGGCGGGCGTACGAGTCCGAAACCAACCGCATGGGGCAGAGCCAGAAGTACAGCCTTCTCGGCGGGCTTCTGGGCGGCGGCATGGGCGGCATGGGCGGCATGAGGCGGACGTTTGGGGATCGGCCCGCATCGCAGAGGCGTTACTGACGTGGCGTACAGCACCGGATACAGCGCTGGCGGTCGCCTTCTCGGGGGACTGAGCAAGAACCCCAACGTGGCGGCGTTTGGCAAGGCAAAAGCCATGTCGAGCGCTGCCGGTCTTGGCATGCAGAAGGCGTCCGACGACCAGCGGATGGCTCTCGACCAGATGCAGGAGGACAGCCAGCAGCGCATGCGTCAGGCGGGCAACGCTGCAACCCGTGCGTCAAACGAGTCGCAGCAGCGGATTCAGGAAGGCAACCTCAACAACCGCAGGTCCGTCTTCGACATGGATATGTCCTACGACTACGCCCGCCAGCGCCGAAAGAAGGACATGGACTTCCGGCAGATGCTGTTCGACGGCCTCACGAGGGACTTCTGAATGGCTGTCGGCTCTGACTCTCGTCTTGGCCCGGTGCCCCGTATGAACAAGCCGATGGGCCCGCCGCGTCCTGCTGCGCCCACGTCTCAGCAGCCACGCAGGTACTCCGGTGCGCCGCAGGTCAACGACAACGCGATGGCGGACATGGCGAACAACCGGCTGGCCGAAGCGGTCGGTGCCGGGAGTTCTGCCAGAAGTGCGATGGACCGTGCGGGCATCTCTCGCGGCAAGGGGCACCAGTACGCCGCCGACATGGCTGAGGCCGCATCGGACGCTCAGGCTCGCGCCGAAGTAGCCCAGATGGAGCAGGGCGCTGCCAAGCAGAACGCGATGTCGCGTCAGGCGTACGACAACATGCGATCCAACGAGCGGCTCCAGTACGACGGGCTGCTTGAGAACCTCCGCAGCAACCAAGCGTCGGAGCGGACGGCTCGTCGCGGCTGGGGGCAAGACCTGTACGAGACGATGCGTCGGGGCCAGTTCGGGCTCGATGGAATCCAACTCGACTACATGCCGCTTTTGGCTCGCCTTTTCCAGTAGGAGTTCCCATGTCTCAGGAAGGTATGGACGAGAAAGTTCTGTCGCAGATGAACGCCCCTGCGCTGCGTGAGTACATCCGCAGCCTGCTGGCGAAGCGCGGCAAGCCCCGTAGCGACAAGGAGTCGAAGGAGGCGGACAAGGAGCGGGAAGACCTTGCTGACCTGCACGAAGAGACGAAGGGCAAGACCGCTGGCGTTCCTGTGACTGACGAGGACATGCCGTTCGATCTTGGCGGCGACGAGGAATCAGACGGCGACGAGGAAGACTCGCAGGCCAGCGAGCCGCCCGCCCCGCCCAAGAAGAAGAAGGACAAGTAATGGGCGTAGGCAGTCAGGTACAGACCGCAGTTGGTGCAGCCGCATCAGCCGGTCGTGGCGTGCAGGCTGTTCCCAGCAACACCCTGACCAAACTGATCGCCATAGTCCGCGCTCGCCGTGCCGGTCGTGCGGCGGGCCCGCTCACAGACGGCGAACTGAAGGACATTATGGCCGCAGTGCAGCGCGGCGAGATGACCGACCTTCAGGCTGCGGAGTACGTCCAGCGACTTCAGCAGACTTCCGCCCCAGTGGACGAGGCTGTCGAGGCTCCCGCTGCCGCTGTCGTGACGCCGCCTGCGGAGCCGACCGCCGCCCGGCCTTTCTCGCAGGGTGAGGGCGGACGGCTTTTCAGCGACACGGAGCCCTCCATCGAGGTTCGTCCTTCCGGTGACGGCGAGACGTTTGTCTATCCGGACGGCACCGTCGTGGACGTGTTTGGCAACGTCGTCGGCACGCGGGCGGTGGACGAGGGCATCGACAACCTCGATGCGTCGGCCACCGATCTTGGGCCAGAGAGCGGAAAGCCTTCGCCTGCCCGACGTGGCGGCAAGTCAAACCTGACTCCCAACACCGCCAAGACCGATCCGCAGGAGTTTCTGGCGCAGTCCATCTTCCAGATGACGGCTCGTGCCGACACTGAGCCCGTCAACACGCAGTCGCTCAAGCGCCTTCTGAGTCAGGCCCAGAAGTACCGCACCGGCGATACCAACTGGATGCAGTTGAGCGAAGCGTTCAGCAAGATGGACGCCAACCAGCGCGCTGCGGCATTGGCGGCGCTGCCCGAAAACACGCGGCAGTTCCTCGCCTCTGTCAACCGCGACCCGGAGGTGGCAGCGGCCCGCCTCGCGCGACTTGAGGAGATGGCTGGCGTCAGCAATGCCGACCGTGCCGCCGAGCAGATCGACACTGCCGCACAGGCTCGTGCCGCTGCCAACACGCCTCGCCCCGCATCTGGCGACCGTGCTGGTGCTGTGGCCGACATCGGGGCCGCGAGGGAGTTGCTTGGGGAATCCCTGCCTGCTGGCGACTGGAACGCCCTGACTTCCGCCTTCAACAAACTGGACGACGAGCAGCGTGCCGCCGTGTTTGCGGCCCTGCCTGCGGACACGAGGAAGTTTCTGTCCGGCATGGTCGATCCGAGCCAGCCGACGCCTGCGTTCCTGCCGAATCTCGTGGCCGAGCGAACCCGACGATCCGACGTGTCTGGACTGCCCGACCCGCTGGCCGCGAGACAGGCGGCCCCGCAGGGGAACACCGACACCGCCGCCATGCTGATCGACCTGACGGCATCCCGCGTGGCCGCTCAGAAGCAGTCTGCCATGCTGGCGATTGGCGACGAGATCGAGGCCGCTCGCGGCAACAAGGAGGCGATGGACTCTCTCGTCGCCCGACGCGAAGAGATCAAGTCGGAGTTTGACGCCATCCTCTCGTCACGCGAGCGGCTTGCAGCGATTGCGGCACGGCAGGCGGACGACGAGTCAATGGCCGCAATGGAGTCCCTTGACGCTGCGGCCCGAAAGGCGGACAGCGAAGGGGATGCGGCTCGTGCTGTTGAGTTGCGCCGCAAGATCGGCCTCGTTGAGCGTCAGGTTGCGGAGAGGGCTCAGTCGTTTGAGGCGGCTCTTTCTCCTGCGCCGTCCACAGCAGCGGCAGGGCTGGACGAATCTGTCGATGCTGCACGTTTTGACAACGAGAACTTGCAGGCTGCGACCGCCCTTCGCAACGCCATCATCGGCACCGACCCGATGTATCGTGCCGAGCAACGCCGACTTCTCGACGCCAGCCGTCCGCAGCCCCAGCCCGCCGCCATCACGCCGGGTGCCCGCACGCCCGTTTTCGCAACAGATGTTCCTGCGGCCGAAATGCCGACGCAGTTCGATGCGGCTCTGGCTGCTGCTGGCGAGGCACAGACTCGCCGCGATGCCCGTGCGCCCGGCGGCGGCTTGAGCGAGGCGGATCGGCTGGACGCTGGTCAGGCCGCTTCGCAGCGCGAACTCCCGTTCTTCTTGCGTGGCCGCGACCGCAACGACCCGTTTGAGACTCGCCCTCGTGGGTCGCGTGGCATTGAGGGCAATGACCTCCGAGCCATCGAGAAGGCAACGGAGATGGAGCGCCAGATCGAAAGCGCTCAGGGCGAACTCGACGCCGCACTTGCCGACGCCGCAAAGGCTTCCGGCGTCCCGGCGATGGCTGCTGCCAAGTCGCGTGTCGAGCAGGCGGAGGCCCGCGTTCGGGCAGCGATGAACGCCATGGACGAGGCGTACCCCCCGCGTCTCGTAAACCCCAAGACGGGGCAGTGGAAGCCGTACAAGGGCGGCGAAGTTCCGAAGGGCATGTACGTCGAGCGTGGCCGCAAGGCGATGGCGGAGTCGCGGCTCAACAAGGGAGGCCAGCAGGAAACTTACGACGACCTTGTTCTGGGGATGGTGGGCGCAAGACCGAAGGCCAAGCGAAACCTAGACAGGGCCAGCGAGGGGCTTTCGTCTGAGGACGTGACCAACCTGACCTCTGACGCCGAGCGTGTATTTGGGGACGACGCCGACGAGTTCTTCGACGTTGACTTTGACGACGACTGGGCTGTTGACCCTCTCGACCTTGAGACGGCGGGAAGGCCCAAGAAGGGCCGACTTGGCGGGCAGCAGCAGCAGAGCCGGATTGAGTCCGCCATGCAGCGCATGTTTGGCGACACCAATCCGTTTGAACTTACGGACGCCGAGTTCAATCCCTTGTTCGCAAACGGCGAGGCGGTCGCGGAGGAGATTCTCGCCAAGAACACCATCTTCAAGCCGGGAACCGCGAACTACGAGTTAGCGAAGTCTCGCATTGGGCAACTGGTGGACCGCAAGTTCCAGTCTGCCGCGAAGAGGAATCCGCGAGACGCACAGTTCATTCCCGACGACGACAGCATTGACGCTGTTGCGAACTCTGCCACCAATCTCGGTGACGATGCCATCGCACCAACGGGCGGAAGCACTGCGCAAATCGGTGACGCGACTGCCGCTGACGCATCCGCGCCGAAGAAGGGCGGCAAGCGTTCTTCGGGTCGCAAGAAGGCTGAGGCCGATACTGCCGCACCGGCTACGGACGCTGCGTCGGAGGTGGCCCCGATCACTGGCCGCACGAAGACCGTCAAGGAGATTCAGGACGAGGCCAACGAGATCGAGCGTGAGGCTCGCAAGGCGGCGATTGACGAAGGCATGGACGTGGACGATGCCGACGCCATTGCCCGCAAGGCCCGCAAGGATCACGTTGACCGGGAGATGGCGGCTCAGAAGGAGATTGCCGCCAAGACCGGCAGCGGTAAGCCCGTGACCGATCCCGCTCCCGCAGCGGCAACTGCACGGACCCCCACGAAGATGACTGTTGGCGAGTTGCTTGCCGCTGCCCGCGAAAAGGATGGTGCTGTCGCGGACGCTGCCGACAACGTCACCGACAATCTCGACGCCTCTGCGACCGAGATCGACGGCACCATCCAGCCCAACACGACCCGCACCAAGACGTACGACACCGGCACCCCTCCCGCCGATGAGGCTCCCGGCTCGACGGTGCGCACGAAGCAGTACGACGTTGGAGATCAGGCCCAGCCGCCGAAAACCAACACTGACAGCGGCACTCAGCAGGCCGCTCCCCCTGCCACGAAGCCGTCTTGGATGAAGAGGATTCTGGTCGGCGGTGGCATCGCTGGGGGCATCGCCGCCCTCAACAACATGACCCGCCCGTCCGGGCCGTTCCAACTGCCTCCCGGCGTTGGGCCTGCCGGTGGCGCGGGGCCGCAGGACGTGCCGGTTTCCTTCCCGCCGGGAGCGGCTGGCATGGGCGAGGGCTCGATGGACGACACCGCCGCAGCCGTAGAAGTAGAGCGGCTGACCCGTGCGTTGAACCGCGTGCGGGGCCAGCAGGCCATGAATCCTAGTGAGACATCGCAGACGCTACTGAACTACAACGCCGGGTACAGATAGACATGGCTGACACCGTTATCGACCGCATCCGAAAGTTCCGCGAGTTGGCATCTCCTGCCGTATCGCAGAACTCTGAGATGACCACATGGGAGCCGACCGGCGAGGTTATCCCCGTGTCGGAGTACACCCACCGACAGGCCGAGCAGGGGCGTGCGACGAAGTCTGCCCCGATGCCGGGCGACGACGAGGTCGTTGTCGGCGTTCCGAACTGGCTGCGTGAGGAGCGGGCGATGGGCGTTCGCTCGACCCCAACGCGGCTTTCTGACACGCTGCCCGCTCCCGGTGCAGCCTCAGCACGTCGGCAGGCTGGCGCTAAGCCCCCGACGCTGTCGCACGACGCGATGCGTGCCGAGTGGCAGCACGCCAACGCTGGAAATGCGTCGTATGACGACTACCTCAAAAGCATGACCGTATGGGAGCCGACCGGCGAAGTCATTCCCGTGTCGGAGTACAACCGCCGACAGGCCGCTGCTGGCCGTGCGACCAAAGAGCAGTGGCTGGCAGGCGATCCCAACGAACTGGAGAACGGAGTCCCGAAGTGGCTGCGATACGAACGAAGCACTGGTGCCATCCCGTCGCCGCAGACGCTAGCCGACCGCATGCCCGCTCCGGGCGCTGCTGCGGCGGCTGCACAGCAGGCCGCTGCCGGTAAGCCTGTCGCTCGTCCCGCTGCCGGTAAGCGTGCCGCCCGGCCACCCGCCCCCCAGCAGCCAGTTGGGCCAGTTGCCCAGTTAGTCTCTGAACTGTCGCAGCGAGGGGCACCGCCCCGCATGCCAGCGCCGGGCGAAGCGTACGCCGCCGCGAGGCAGGCTATCGACGCTGAGAAGTCTGCTGGTAAGCCCGCCGCTCCCGAGCCAGAGCGAGGCATCTTGCCCGGCGAGGAGCAGGTTACGACGTTCGATACATTCCGCATGCTGAACCCATCCATGCGAAAGGGCGTCGAGTCGGTCTACGCTGCCAGCGGCCACGAGGGCGGCATCCCGTTTGAGGACTGGCTGTCGGAAACCTACGGCGACCTTCCTCCCGCCGCTCGCACTGCGGCGATGGAGGCCACTGCTATCGAGCATGGCGTATCGCTAGACGAGCCTGCTGGCTTGCCCGCCAATGCTGCCAGCCCGCTGGCGAGAGATCGTGTTGCCCGAGATATGCCGCTCCCAGAGGGGCGTGACCTGCGGCAATACAGCCCCGAGCAGCGCAAGGTGATGGCGGAGAATCTGCACAACCCCGAAGTGCCGATGACTCCGTTTGGCGGCACCTTCACGCTGACAAGCGAGGGAGCCAAGTCGATTCGGGCACCCGACCCGAACCTCATTGCCACTGCCGAAGCAGCCGCCCGCATGCACGGCGAAGGCTCGCAGCCGCACATCATCGCGCTTGCGAAGGCGATGCACATTGACACGTCGAAGTATCGGCAGCGTGACTACGACATGCTTGTTGCAGACACGATGCGGGAGAAGGCCCGGTATGACGCCAAGCAGGCGTCGAGCGACATCGAGCGGATGCCGACCGGTGCGTTCCGGTACGTCCCCAATGAGCGCACTCAGGAGAACGTCGCCACTCGCAACCGACAGGCGATGGCTCGCACTATCGGCAACCGGTACGCCCGCATGCTGACGCCAGAGCAGGCGCAGATGCTGGACGATGCCGCCAATAGCGAGAGCGGCGTGGAGGTCATGCGTGGTTTGAACGAGCAACTGCGTCGGCAGTACGAACGCGACCGGCACCGTGACGTTGGCAACCGTGCCGCCAACTACAACATCTCGCAAGACCTGCGAAACCCCAACTACGCTCCGGGAATGAACGTCCGGACGCTGATCGAGGCCGTTCGGTCTGGCGACCCGCAGATGGCTGGTGCTGCCTATGACATCATGGGCAACCCGGCGGCTGCGGCCCAGAGCCGACAACTGGCTGCGTCGTTTGCCAACGCGGACGCTACTTCCAATGCCGCGCAGGTCGAGGCGGCGAACAGCATGGCTATGGCTCGACTGGAGGCCGAAACGCAGAAGGCGGTGGCTGGCATGCGGGAGGGCACTCCGGAGGATGCCAAGATGGTTGCCGACCTCCAGCAGGAGCAGATGAATAGCATCTACGCTCTTGAGACGCCGGACGAGCAACTCAACGCCATGCGGACGTTTGTGCAGCGAGTCAGCCCCGACCTTCCTGCGCCGCAGGTTGAGGCCAGAGCGATGGCGAACATTGCGGCACACCGTGCCAGAAAGCACGGTATCAACGACCCGGTGGTTCAGGCGCACCTGACAAACCTGTTCAACACCGACAGGAACGCCTTCATGCAGTTCGCTCAGATCAGTCTTGGCATGACGCTGCCGCAGGCAAAGGAGTTCTACACCAGCCAGCGAACTTTGCTTGGCAAGGCGGCTGGCCTCGTGGGGTTCTAGTCCATGAGCCTCCCGCTGTTTGAGCCCGCACCGAGACGCAAGCGGCCAGCGGGCTACATCCCGCTGTTCGATGAGGCCACGCTCGCGGACGAGCCCGTCATGGCGGACAGCGTCACGCCAGAGGAGCGTGACTCCATTCTCCAGAGCGTTGGAGAACTGACCGGCGGCACCGTCTCCCGCGTGGCCGACCTGCTCGCGATTCCCGGCGACTACACTCGCGGCTTCCTCACTGGTCGTCCCGGCGACCGCGTGACCGGCCGAGAGATGCTGCGATCCGCTGGGCTCGTCGGCTCGCAAGACAACTGGGGCAACTTCTTTGGCGGGCTCGCAGCCGAAACCGTTACCGACCCGCTCGCCCTCCTGTCCGGCCCAGCGAAAGCCCTGACCCCAGCAGGCAATGCAGCAAAAATGGCTGGGGTGCTGGACAATGCCGCCACCGCTGCCACCCGGAAGGCGATTGCGGAAGGGCTCGACAACGTGGCCCTGCCGATGGTCGCCAGACGCAATAGGGAGGCTCTGGAAGCCACTGGCCGCAACCTGACGACATTCGACCCGGCAACTGTCGGTCGCCCTCTGTACGGCAAGCGGACGGGCCAGCGGGCGGTATCGCTGGACGACCTCATCCGCTACTCCGACGACCAAGTCGGCACGGAGCGGTCGCTTCGCGGCGTGCTGGGGGATGCCGAGTTTGAGCGGCTGCGTGGCGAACGCGGCTTGTCCAAGTCCTTCGGATTTGGTGCCCCTTTCTCGGAGCCGTCCGTTGTGGGCGACTTTCTGGGCGAGCGGTTTGGCGACACCTACGCCGACGCCCTCGACACGCTGGGTGCTGCATACCGATGGAGCCCTGTCGGCAGAGCGAGCGCTGCGATGTTTGACAGCAAGGCTGGCGGTGCCCTCGACGCCGAAGATCAACTGACCAACATCGCCAACCTCACCGCGAAGGAGCGGATGGGTGGCATCGCCACCGGTGCCCACACCTACCAACTCGCCCGCCTGCGTGCCCAGCACCCGGACGTGTTCAGCGAGGAAGGCAATCTCGCGTTGGGCCGGTACATCGAGGGCTACAGCGCCGCAGAGTCTGGGGCTCCCAGCGTGATGACGGCTGCGGACAAGGCATACGTCGAGAGTCGGCCCGCACTCAAGGAGTACGCCGACAACTGGATCAACAACCGGCAGGACTACCTCAGCGAGTCGAGGCGCGCAGGGCTCTCGGCCAACGAGATGCGTGACGCCTACGGCATCGACTACCTGCCCCGCAAAGCGGAGGCGTTGCTGGAGATGGAGGGCAAGGCCAACCGCAAGGTCGGCAACGCCCTGTCCGCAATGACGGGCGACATGATGGGCCGCACCGCCGCAATGCAGGTTCCGGGCGGTCGCGACACCATCATCGAACTGTCCCGAGACAAGTTCGTTTCCGGCGGAAAGCGTCTCGCCGCCACTGACGATGATGCCGCCCAGCATTTGGTGGGCGTGCTGAACGCCAAACTCGCTCCGGGCCAGCCGCCCATCGAGATGAAGCAGGCCCGCAACCTCGCTCGCGTGCTGCACTCGCTGCCAGCGGAGGTCGTGGATCGTGCGCCGCTGTTCGGACAGCACCCGACCGAGATGATCGGCTCGTACATGCGCGGCCGCAACGAAGCGATGGCGACGGCCAGAACGCTCACGGACTCGCTTGCCACGATGGCGACCAACCAAGCCTACGGCGAGGTTCCCGGCGGCAGGCACATCTCGCTCGCTGACGCCATCGAGCGGCTGGGGCTCAAGACGTACGACAACGCCAACTTCGACGTGCTGGATGACTTCGGCAACGCCGCTCGCCCGCTGCAAGGGGCGGCAAACAACGTCCGCCAGCGGCTCGCCCAGATATTCGGCGGCGACCCCGACGCGATGAAACTGTCGGAGTTCTCCATCCCGGAAGAACACGTCAACCGGCTGCTGCGTGCCCGCGATGCGTTCAGCAATGGCGAGGTGGCCGGGAAACTGGTGCAGTATCTGGACTGGTACACGCAGGCGTGGCGTGGCTCGATCTTGACGTGGCCCGCCCGAGCGGTGCGTGATCTCTATTCCGGAGCCGTCAGCAACTGGCTGGAGGGTGCCCTCAGTGCCGATGGCGTCATGGCGGCGAGGGCGCTGATGCAGGAGGGGCCGCAGAGCCCTCGCTTCTTGAGGACGCTCAAGAGCATCTCGCGGTACGCAGGCGACGACGGGGTCGAGTTGTTCTACGCCGACCTCGCCCAGAGCGGGCTCATCGGGGCGAATCAACTCAACGAGGCAGGGGCCAGCGTGCTGGGGAAGGGGGCTCTGTCCGCACTGCCGGGCGATACGCCCATCACCACAGGCACCATTCTCAGCGAGTTGGCACCACAATCCGGCAGGTCATGGCAGCAGTTCGGCAAGGACTTCGGGACGTGGCGGTCCAAACTGAATCCGCTGGCCGAGACGCGGAACCCGATCCTCCGGGCTGGCGAGCAGATGAACACGCTGACGGACGGCATCAACCGCCTCAGCGGGTACATCGAACTGCTCAAGCAGGGGTACGATCCGCAGGCGGCGGCGAGGGCGATGAAGCGTGCCCATGTGGACTATTCGTCGCTCACGGAGTTTGAGAAGAAGTACCTGAAGGGAATCTTCCCATGGTACTCCTTCCAGAGCCGCATCTTCCGTGAAGTGCTGCGGCAGTTATCGGAGCAGCCGGGCGGACGGTACGGCCAACTGCTTCAGGCGTCGGAGGCTGTGCAGGATGAGGGCGAGGGAACCTACGTCCCGTCCGGGCTGCGGTCACAGTTTGCGTTTCCGATCCCAGAGGAGTTCGGTGGCGTCCCGTCTCCGGGCACGCAGGCGTACCTGACCGACATCGACTTTCCCGGCTTCGACCAGATCAACATGATCGCCACTCCGGGCACGCTCAGCGGTGCCGCTGCGGGGACTGGGCGGCAGGTTGCGATGCAACTGCACCCGCTGTATCGCATGGCAGTCGAGGGAATGGTCAACACCGACCTGTTCACCAACCGCCCACTGGGAGACTCCACGTCCTCGCTCGACGCCATCGCCCGCAGCGTGACGGGCGACCAGACCGCCGACGTGCCGTTCCTCGTGGAGAAGACAGTCGAGAACCTGCCGTTCGCTGGTCGTCCACTCTATGCCGCCCGCTCGCTGCTCGACACGCGAGGCGACCGCCCGCTCTCCGACCGCGTGTTCACCACCGGGTTCAACGCACTGACAGGCGTCAAGCGACGAACGGTCGCGGAGCAAGACGCACTGGCCGATGCGATGCGTGAGATCGAGACGAGCATCGACCCGTACACCCGTGAGTTCAAGCAGGTCTTCATACCCGAAGCGATGCAGCCGATGGTGCCGAACTGGGCACTGCGTCGTCTGGCCGTTCACCGGGCACTGGGCCGCGAGCGCAGGGAGGCACGCAAGCCCGCTGCGAAGAAGGGCAAGAAGCGGCAGTCCGACACCGGTGCGGTGACGCTATTCGATTAGTTGCGGCGGCTGAGGGATGTCCCTCCGCACCTGCGTCCAGTCGATGTAGGCACGCTCTGCGAGCCCCATCGTTCGGTGCCCGAGATGAAGCCTGCCCTTGCCGGGATGGAGCATCTCGATGTGCGTGGCACTGGATCGCC